ACTGATGCAACTAGATCAAAAGGAGCAGTTCATTTTATAGCAGCACAACATACTGTAAGTAACGCAGAGTTCATTGGATTAGGCTCTTTTAACGATAATGACTCACACTCTACAGATATAGATAATGATCTAAATTTAAATGACGCAGCAGATGGAGACGCTACTTTAGAAATAGTAAGAGCAATGATCTTTGCTCACAAAGACTATATTGTTAAAATATACAATAGCACTTCTGAAGAATTTACAGCTTCAGATACTAACGATATCGCAGTAGCAGCAATCAGTGAATTTAAAATACTTTTCGATAATGAAACAACAAAGACAGAACCACTTTTAGTTTCTTTAGACCCAAGTAGCGACAAATACATCTCAAAAGTTTTAAATACAGACCCATTTGCATTTGAATCTGAAAAACATCTATTGTATGCACACTTTCCTGTTGACAAAGCAGTAGCTGATGTTGCAAATGGAAAAGTTGCTGTTCTTCATGGCAAAGTAGATGGTGATACACAATATAATAATTTTTCTAGCAAGTTTACAACTCCAAAAACTCCAGCGTTTATATCACAACCTTTTGGTCAAAAAGAGTATGATCTTTTCCATTTTGAGACACTTCATGATGGCGCTTATGCAAATGATAAGTATAAGATTTCAATATCAAACCTAAGAGCTAGCACTGATCCAACTAATGACTTCGGAACATTTACAGTTACAATTAGAGACTTAAAAGACACAGATAATTCTCCAATAGTTTATGAAACATTTAGTCAGTGTTCTTTGGATCCAAATGCAGAAAACTTTATTGGAAGAGTTGTTGGTGATCAAAAAGTTTTTTATGATTACGCAGCTTCAAGTAAGGATGAAAGAAGACTTGTTAGAGAAGGATCTTTTTCAAATAAGTCAACAATTGTTAGAGTTATTGTAAACGATGACGTTCTAAAAAGCGAAGTGCCTAGCTTGGCTATGCCTTTTGGTTTTAGAGGCGTTCCTGCTTTACTTTTAAATGATGCAGGCGTTGATCAAGGAAAAGCGGGTGGATCTACAGTATATACTAAAGGTAAAGACTTAAGTGATAATCTTGATAGAGCTGTTTTACCTCCATTGCCTTATAGATTTAAAGTTACAAATGGAAGTATAAAAACAGGTGATTCTTATAATCAAACATTCTTAGGACAAGCATCATCATCAGAAAGCATTAACTTTAACTTGCACTGGGGATTGATGACATCTAGAGTTAGTGATATTAATGATGCTAATAAGGGTACAGAGTTTAATGAAGTTGTATCGAACTATACTAAGTTTTTAGGTGCAGATACTACTGTTATAAAGTCTGGTTCTTTAGCTGATTCGCATAATAACAATAAGTTTTCTTTAGCAAAGGTAGCATTAAAAGGTGCAGCATTATCAGACGTTTCAGGTACTGTTAATGATGTATTTAAAGACGCAGCATACGTAAGAAATGCTGATGTTGGTAACTCAGCTACTTATGATGCTTCACAACATCTTGTAAAAATGTCAGGCACTAATGATCCTTTTAGCGGAGAAGGAGCAACTGATGTCGCGAGTGATTCCTTGGTTGTTGGTGTACAATATAAAATAAAGACAGTCGGTACAGGCAACTTTGTTGTTGTAGGTGCTTCTTCAAGTGAAGTAGGAGTTATATTTACTGCAACAGGAACTTCTACTGGTCAAAATGATGGATTAGCTATTCCTTATAATAACAGAAGAGTTTCATTAGCAAAAGTTTTAGCTGAAGATCCTGTTAAGTTTAACAAATACTCTACAATGGCGAAGTTTACAGCACCTATACATGGTGGTTTTGACGGTGTGAATATTTTAGATAGAGATTCATATTATATGACTGACAGATCAGCATCAACAGAGACTGGTGGTAAAGCAGGAGATGGAGGTTTTACTAGTGGTTTAAGTGGTACAAGTGATGCTGCAGGATTTATGCAGGGAACTGAAGACAATAATAACATTGTAGCATCGTTTAAAAATGCTATTAGAATTATGACTGACGACATGGTTGTTAATCATAATATCTTAGTTATTCCTAACATTAGAGATTCTTTTGTTACAGACTTTGCAAAGAGAAAAGCTGAAGGTTACGGAAAAGCAATTTATCTAATGGACATACCGCAGTATACTGCTGACAGTGTAAGAATATTTGTTGACTCAAGAGGAATAGAGAGTGGAAGACCTGATGTAGATACTACATCTAGTTTGTTTGATATGAGAGAAGTTAATAGTAGTTATTCTGCAGTTTATTTCCCAGACGTTAAAGTTTTGGATAGTGGTGATGATGATGAAGCTGCTGTTAATTCGAGAAGAACAATTAAAGTTCCGCCTTCAATCATAGCTTTTGGTGCTTTGGCAAAAACAGATGATGAGACACAGCCCTGGTTTGCTCCTGCTGGATTTTCTCGAGGAGCCCTTAATACAATATCGTCTATTGACGTAAGATTAAACGCAGAAGATCGTGATACTCTTTATGAGGCAAGAATTAATCCTATTGCTAATTTCCCAAATAAGCAGTTTGTTATTTTTGGTCAGAAGACAACACAATTAGCTAGAACTGCTCTTGATAGAGTTAATGTAAGAAGATTAGTTTTGGAAGTTAAGCGTAGAATTGAATTGATTGCTCAAGGTTTATTATTTGAGCAGAATAATTCTAGAACTAGATCATCATTTGTTGAGAGTTCAACAGCTCAGCTTGCAAGCATTCAAATTAACCAAGGAATTGAAGATTTCAGGGTTGTAATGGATGATTCAAATAATACAGCTGAAGATGTTGACAACAATCGTTTAAATGGCAAAATTATAATTGTGCCGACAAGAGCAGTTGAATTTATTGCAATTGATTTTGTAATTACAAATTCAGGTGTCGAATTCCCTTGATATATAGATACAAATAATAAAATAATAGGAGATTTAAGATATGGCTGGACAAGGCTCAGCAAGAGTAACTCTTAAAGAGATAGATTTATCACAAGTAAGTGATCCTGAGGTTGTTCCTCAAGGTGTTCCAGCTGCTGTTGTTGGGCCTGCTAAAAGAGGTCCTGCGTTTGTTCCAAAGACATTTGCAACAATCCAGCAGTTTGAAGAAACTTTCGGTAGTCTATCTGAAGTTAGTAATAAAAGTAATTCAAACCTAAGTGGTCCACTTGCGCTTAACGAGTGGATGAGAAATGCTCGAGCAGGAACATTTCTAAGAGTCTTAGGTGTTGGTGATGGACAAAAAGCAACAAGCGGCAGAGTAACAAATGCTGGATTTGTCGTAGGTAACAAATCTGCTTATGATGCAAACGATCTTGTAATAAATCCTTTTTCTAATCATGAAGATCATGCTACTGCTAGAACAGCAGCACTTTCAGCAGCAAGAACACACTTCTTGGGCTGCTTCATGGCAGATACCGAAGGATCAAGATATCTAACAGATGCTGGTGTTCAACCAGAAGATACTGCAGCAACATTAGTAGATGCTATTACAGCTGTTAATATTGTTGATGGAAACAAATTAACATTATTCTTACCTAAAGAAGTTATTAATCAAAATGCTACTACAAAAGTTAATAGCGATGTAACTATCAATATAGAATTTGTAGCAAATACTACAGGTACAGCACATGCTTCTATTGCAAAAGATACTGCACTAGTTGGAGTAGATAATGGAGGTTCAGAACCTGCAAATTTTATTGAAAGACTTTTAAAATCAAGCAAAGCTGCGGGCGAAAAATCTGACGGGTTAGCAAATGATGGAAATGGATCTTTTAGATTTAATGATTTAAGCATTAATCTTAGCGAACACTTTACTGTAGCAAATGGCACAGGCGTTAATCAAAGAACTATAACTTTAGCATCTACTAGAAAAGAAGGCAATGAAGTTGTTTTAACTCAGACAGTTGGTGGAACAACTATTTTAGGTGTAGCATCAAAAACACTTTCAGGTTCAGTAAAAGCTGTACCAGTTATTCGTGGCATCCTTATGTCACCTTTAGGGATTATTCCAACGATTAAAACAGCATCAGGTGACAGTGATTATACTTCAACAGCATCAGACACATTAATAAGAAAAAATTTGACATCAGGGAATGCTTTAAGAAACTTTGGTGATACAGCTGCTACAGATTATATTGGTTATCAAGTTGGCGAAGTTGGAACTGCTGATCAAGACTTTGTATTATATTTAAATGGATTAAAGCTTGACGAATCGTTAAATGAGCCTGCACAGTTGGCATGTTCTTTTGACCCTGAAAGCGTTAATTATTTTGGTAAAGTTTTAAATACAGATCCTGAAAAAATTAATGAGAGAGGCCACTACTTATACGCAAGTTGGGATATTGACAAGGCAGTTGCAGTGCCTTCTTTTGCTAGTATGCTTGATGGTACTGCAACAGCAATCACCACTCTTGATAGATCAGCATTTTGTATGCACTCAAAAGATGCAAGAGCAACTGAAGCATCTAATTCACCTGACTTTGAGTCATTTGATGCAAGATTTAGAACAGCATCATCTCCTTGGTTTATTTCACAAGATTCTTTGAACGCTAAATTATTTAAACTGTATGCATTAGATGATGGTGCAGTTGGATGTGATAGGTTTAGAATATTAATATCAAATCTCAGATCAGGTGGTACAGACTATGGATCGTTTGACTTAGCGCTAGAAGCATTTGATAGTGATCCAGTTAGTGGTGAAAGTTTAATTACTTGGAAAAATCTTAATCTAGATCCAGACAGCAGAAACTACATTACAAGAGTTATTGGTGATAAGAACCTTTCATATAACTTTGATAAAGCTTTAAGCAAGCAAAGACTTGAAGAGACAGGTGACTTTGAAGTTAAAAACAAGTATGTTAGAGTAGAAGTTCATGAAGATGTTAAGGCAGGACTCGCATCATTAGTAACTGCTTTGCCTTGTGGGTTTGAAGGATTACCTTACTTAGATACTGTTCATACAACTTCAATATTTAGCGAAAAAGGAGATGATGGAAGTGGAAACAATAAACTTTTAGCAGTTTCACATCTTGCAAGTCCTCAGGTTTTGCCAGTTCCTTTTGTTAAGTCTGTTGCAAGAAAATCTGGATCTTCTTTAGAAGCTGATTCTTCTTTGCCTTGGGGTATTAAATTTGCAAAGAAGAAAAACACAGATGACTCATTTAAGGAATTAAGTGAAATTCGTTTTAATCATAGCGTTGCTTCTTGGACAAAGTTTTTTTCCGGATATGGGTACAGACCCAGCAATGGTTACAGATTCTTCAAGTACAAATACATTTCAGCGAGGAAAATTTTCTTTAGAGAAAATTTCTGTTAAAGTTGCTAATAGCGTAATTGATTGGTCCTCAGCGTTATATAATAGAAGTGGCACTGCTGATTCTGCTCATACTAGATTATTAAATATTACTACTGATGCTACTGGCCAGAACGTTAGATATTTAAAGTTTAGAACTGTAATGCAAGGTGGCTTTGATGGCTTAGATATTTTTAATAAAGAAAAAGCAGCATTGAGTACAGTTGCAGCATTTAGAGAAGCTACTGATGAAAACGCAAATAGCACGTTTACAGGTGCAACTATTGAATCATTTAAGAGAGCAGTTGATGTATTAACTGACAAGAGTAATTCAGAGTTTCAGTTGTTAGTAATATTAGGAATTCGTGAGCCTCTTATTACAGATTATGCTGTTAATGCTTGCGAAACAAGATTTGATGCTATGATGATTATGGATATTGAAGAGATGGATCTGAGCAATGCTATGATTACTGAAGTTACTGGTAAAGCTCACGTTTCAAATACAATTACTAAATTTAAGGATAGAAACTTAGACACATCTTTTGGCGCAGCATACTTTCCTGATGTCATCATTAGAAGACCTTCAAATGGTTCACCTTTGCAAGTTCCACCGTCTGTTAGTATGTTAGGTGTAATGAGCCAAAATGATTCAATTGCAGATCCTTGGTTTGCACCAGCTGGATTAAATAGAGGAAGACTTAGAGCATTAAACTCAAAAGTTCAAATGAATAGAGATTTATTAGATAATCTTTATGATGCTGACATTAATCCTATTTATGAGCCTTCTGGTAGAGCAGGTCAGGTTTATGCATTTGGACAGAAAACTCTTTTGCAAGATCAATCAGCACTTGATAGAATAAATGTTAGAAGACTTCTTATTAATGTGCGTCGTAAAGTAAAGAATATTGCTCAGACTCTTTTGTTTGAGCCTAATAGAGCATCTACGTTGGCAAAGTTTAGTTCACTTGTTGAGCCAATAATGTCAGAGGTGCAAGCAAGACAAGGTGTAGATCGTTATAAAGTGCAGATAGATACATCAACAACTACACAAAACGACGTAGAAAACAATACAATTAGAGGCAAAATATATCTTCAGCCTACAAAGTCTGTAGAGTTTATTTCTCTTGATTTTGTTGTAACTAATTCAATTGATTAATATATAAGTTTATAGAAAGATTTTAGGAGAAAAATAAAATGGCAGAGACACTTTCAGTTACTGAAATGATTCCGAATAAGTTCGAGCCAAAAAGAAAGAATAGGTGGATTTTTGCAATTGAAGGTATTGACGCCTTTATTCTTAAGAGTGCATCTCGTCCTTCTTTTTCAATAGGCGAGCAAGAAATTAACTTTATCAATGCAAAAAGATATGTTGCAGGCAAGCTAACGTTTGACTCTTTGAGTGTGACTTTGCATGACCCAATTGCACCTAGTGGTGTTTAGCAGGTTATGGAATGGATTTGTATACACTATGAGTCAGTGAGCGGTAGAGCAGGATATGCTGATTTTTACAAGAGAGACTGTCAAATTAAGATGCTCGATCCTGTAGGAACAGTTGTAGAGCTATGGGATGTCAAGGGAGCATTTTTAACAAATGCAAGCTATGGT